TTACTTGGAAGCCGTGGATGTCAGCCTTGACCACGGTAAGAATCTGATTAATATTACTAGATGCAGTTAACGTTTCAACACCATCTGTAATATCTGTCGCACCGCTAATCTGAACAGTATCACCTGCTTGAAGACCATTACAAGGCGCTCTCACATACATTGCCGTACTGTCATTCACCAATCGGATTGGATTATCGTCAAGAAGAACATTAGGTGCATCCGCATTCTTTAACATAAGTGTACCACCACCTAAGTTAAACTTGGCTCGTGCAATTCTCATCATGAGGTCTTGATCTTTTGCTTCAAACCAGTGAATACCATTCTGTGGTAAGAACAAAGATCCTGGTGAAGGCTGTGTTGACACAGTTCTTGCTGTAGAACCTAACACAGATTCACGAGTCTTCGCACTAAACAACTTATAGTTTGAAGATTGTGATGTGATCACAACTGCATAGTGAGTCCAAGGTTGTAAGAATACAGGCTCATCAAATACAAACGATGTTTCGCCACCTTGGATAACCGATAACGTAGGACTCAGACCAATCGCATTTATCTCACTAGGTGATTTAAATACATGTGAATCTGGAACTATATCATTATCAGAAGGTTTGCCATTTATAACAGGTCTGATATGAATAGAGATAGGCAGTGTATCATCTTTTGTCTGGAAAAACAACCCTATTTTCGCAAGGACTAGACCAAACGGATTGTCCACATAGAACGTTTGTGCCATTGGATTCTGTGGTAAGTTTGTGGGTATAATTGCTGTGCCCGCAAACTGCTTGTTGTTGACATTCACATAATCCGATATGACTTGTCCCATCTCTCCATTGTATGTTGACAATGTAGAAATAGGAGTCGTGTCTGGTCCATATCTACCTGAGACTTGTGGTTTATACAAGCCAACACTGCCCGCAGATACCTCATTGACTGCTCTTCTGAGTTCTTTCTGGTTGAAAGCATTGGGAAACAGACCATAACCAGTTGATAATGGCCATGCATATGACATACCGCGTGTTGTAAGTATGTTTCGATATTTGTGCCACATCGCACCAAATACACTGTAGTATGTAAATGCTTTGCTGTCTGCGGCTGCCCAATCATTGACATTAATATCAAGCAGTTTAAACTCACGAATACCGGATCTGAACCTGAGATAGTTCTGAAGTACTCTACGTCTTTTGCCCTTCTTCGTCAAGTAATAAGATGGCTTTAGATTAGGAATGAAGAATGATCCTTCAACATTACCGTTGGCATCTGAGATCAAATCAGACGCAGTGTCGGGGTGACCTGTCAATGTGTTTTGAGTAAACAAGTTTCCGTTGTCGTCTGTTCTGTCAGAGAACTGAACAAAGGCTTCTTCTTTACACCATGCAGATACATCTTTGCCATCAAAAAACGGAGTGAACTTAGTGTTAGGCTTAAGACCTTGCGCCTTGAAGTAGACTTTACGTGATCTCATCCAAGGTATCAAAGCAAGATCAATATAACGTCTTCCCACTCGCATTCTTAATGTGTCGTTTTGAACAACTCTTCGTACAAATCCAAGAGTGTCTGTTCTACCACGTTCTGACGCATAAGGAGATATTGCGTTAACTGCGTCTCGCGAGGTAGTTGTGGGCTTTCCACATCTGCCTACAGTACCTCGAGACTGCCAAAGATCTTCGTCATTACGACCTTTCCAGTTCCACTGCCAGTTGTTCCACAAGAAGGCTTGCTTCACATCTAATTTACCAGCGCCTCTTAATGCTTTGATAGCATCTTCTTTTGAGTCTTTCCATTCATCAGATGAAGGAGATAATTTGATGACGCCTACATTGTCTACTCTTCCAAACGGATTTGGATTGACTGATCGTGAAGCGAGTGACTGAAACTTCCACTCATCTGAATCATATGAAAGATAAACATTGTCACCTTTCTTCAGAATACCAGGATCAGTACCAGGAATTGTGGGATTGACAGTACCATAGTTAGGCTCACAAATCAAACGAATGTTGTCTTCATTAGCCTTGGGTCTAATCAATTGATTTTCAGGATCAATTGATGCGGCATAGTCATCGTTCTCTGTATCAGAGCCAGTCTGATCATCGCCTAGATCTATAGAAAGACCCGCATCTGCTCGTTCTTCGCCCGCACTATCTAAACTAGGAGTATGGAACGCACGGAGTTCAGCAATATTGAACTCTGTATATGTTCTAAGATCATCTATCTTATTCTCTAGTTTGCCAATATCTGCCATAGTGTAATGCTTGTGTTCAATCGCACGAGTCTGAAGATCGTCTGCGTCTGCCGTATTTGCATTCATGAGAACCTGATATAACTCCATAGAGTTTTCAGGAGTAGGCTTTAATTGTGGATCACGCGACTGTTGACCCAAAAGCATTTGGATTTCGCCACTCTTTGTAGCGATCAACTTGTCAGCACGTGGTAACCAGTAATCAATTTTACCTAAAAATGCAGTGCCACTGCGAGGTAATGCCATGATGTTTGTAAAAACACCCGAAGATGATTTGTCTGGCCTTAAGTCTAAGTAGTTTCTCAGATCAATAACAGTACCGTCTGCTGTTGTATGCTCGGGTATATCTGCATATGTAGCACCAGCATATGATTCTGGAGAATAGAAACCACCCACACCACTGTGTGCCCAGTACGTATACTGAACCCATACATCACCGGGGTCTGTCTCACCTTCTTTTAATATCAGGCGACTGTAATCATAATAGTTGTCTCGCTGACCATCATCTAGAACAAATCGGTCGCTTACATCAATACCACCGGCAACTGTGCCTTTGGTAATCAGGGATACTTGTTGAACATCAGGAACACCAAGATCAACAACACCGTTAGTTACTGCATACGTAGCGGCAGTAGATGTCGTAAACGTCTTCGTCTTCTTGGCAGTCTCAGTGTCTTGAATGTAATAGATCAATCTATATTCTACGTTAGAGAGCCCCGTGATTGTCGCATCATAACTAGGCATTGCTTCGGTTACTGTTGGTGTAAATGCCGCTTCAGTACCATCAGTCTTGGCGATCAACCAGAATTCTTTGTCTGAGTATCTGCGAGGACCTGAGCCGTTACCCAACTGCGTCAATGAAAACGATCCTGTAGAGACAGTGAACGTTTGACTATACTGTGCAGTAGATAAGAATCCGCCATCGGCAGCGGCAGTTGACGTGGCTTTTAATCGTGGTCTGGCTGTAGGCATTAACAAGTCGTTGTCTGTTGCGCCATTCAAAAACGCATCAGTGCCTGTTTCGTTTCGTATCGCATACTTACCAGTAGCGGCAGGATCTTTGATTGATCGGAGTTTACCTAGATCACTATCGCCCAGCGATAATGCGGTGTTAAACGTAAAGTCAAACAAGTAGAGTTTAATGTTATCGCTCGCGGCATCAATCGCACGAACTCGTGTAGTACCAAGAAGTTCTGTTGCGTTTGTGTCTGAGTACATGTTGTGAACAGTACCAAGATCCAGTTCTGGCAAATCACGGGCACTGTCAAGAAGAACATAGTTACCGTAGATCACAGACACAGGCTCACCCGGAACACTTTCAAACGCTTGAGATCGTGGTATAATTAACTCAATAGGTGATGGATTGTCAACACGATATCCACTTACATAAGCAGTACCCGCACCGATAGTGACAGCCAAGTTCTCTGTGTCACCGTCTATCTCATCAAAGTCTAATGTGAAAGGATTAACAATGTAATCACCAGACTCTTCTTCTGTTCGCAGTGCCATAGCATCTGCAATCTTATTGTAAGAGTCCGACTCTTGAACTTCTTCTACAATTGTGCCATTTTCAACTCGTGCAAGAAAGACAAACGTGTCATCGGCAGCGAGGTCAGCCTTGTTAGTTAACTGAAGCGTAATTCTGTATCGGTCAGCGCCCGGGCTCGCGGTGTTAGGAGTATCGCCAGCATTGTCATAGAGTGCCGGACTGTCATTTACAGTGACCACTTCTTGAATGACTTTAAATCCAATATCACCCTCAAACGTAGCAGTGTAAGGAGATAATATGAGTGATTGAGGTTCTGAATATACAAATCGCCCGAGAACAAAAAACTCGCCTGCGTCTACTTCAAACCGTGTACTAAAACCTGTAGGAGTAAGTGCTGTAGCGGTCATTGTTTCAGAACGTCCAACAACACTTAGCGATTTACCTACACCTGAACTAAATCGTACAGGCTCGCTACTCAAAGGCTGGGATGCGCCATCTATGTACTGAATATACAATGTATTATCAGTGATGGGTGCAGACACAGTGCCTGAACCTGTCGCTTTGACTGCTATTACTCTTGCTCGGATATTCTCTGGGTTTTGTTGAATAACAGATCCAACAGGAATATCGGTAAAGGTTCCACTGGTCATTGTGACTTTCACAAAATCAGTGTCCGTTATACAGTCCATGTTACCCGCAGAAACAGCCACGCCTTCTTTGAACACATTTCGTCCAAATCTACCCATCTCTTGGTAGATCATAGTTTGAAGTTGTGTTAACTCTCTTGCTTGAAGTGCCCTTCCAGAGTTAAATAGTATCTGGTGATAATTGTCATCTTCTGTCCAATCGTCGTTGTACGTTCCAGATAATGTTGTACTACTAAATGTGCTTGCCATTTTTTATCCTAACTGAATAACTATTCTTATGTCTTCGGTTTGTGTGTCTGCTCTCGTAATACCTTCGGTAACAGTACCCAGACCAAGTGAGTTTACATTATTTATGTACAGTATTTCACCCGTATATGGATTGAATGTAGGTTCTACTTTAGCAACATATGTTGCTTCCACTGACGATGGTATCGTTTGTACTACCGAATTATTTGCTGGTGTTGGATCAACCGTCCATTCACCAAATCCGGTCGTGACATCTTGATAATAATACAGTCGGTTGTTGACCGTATCATGAAAAACGACCTTTGCTGTAGCGGTTTCACCACTATTGGTAATGGTAGCGTCTTCAGAAAATGTTCCGCTTGCACTGATGCCAGAAAAATACTTTGCGCCATTTGCGGTGTTCTGTGTAAAGTCAACCGTTGGATCAGCCGCCGTTTTAAATCCTTTGACAATAGACACCTGATTGAAATCGTTCTCTGCGAGAATGGTATCAAACTCATCACCCGCAACATCTGTCTGAAGCATAAAGTGCTTTGTCTTGAGTGTGCGTGATGGATTTGCATTCAAACCACCATACGGTGCAATGATAGGTCGCAACACTGCGCCCACACCATCTCCACCTGTTACTTTGATTGACGCATAATCATATCCACTACCATGAGAGAATGTGCCCGCGGCATCAGAGTCAACACGAATTCTCACAATCTTGTTTGCATCAACTTCGGCAGTAAAAGAAGCACCTGTGCCATTACCCTCAACAGTCAAGGCAATATTATTGCTGGTGTTAGAGAAACCATAACCACCACTATCAATCTGAATGTTAATGATTTCACCACCTACCGACGAGTCTTGAAGATTTCGTTGAATACTTTCTTGTGGTATAGGTAGAAACACCGATGTGTCAGTGATTGTCTTAACAGGCAACCAATCGTTTGTTTTAAAAGTTGCTACGGCACTATTGCCTAAAGGATACAGAAAGCGCCACTTGTATTGATCGGTGGTTCTAAACGTCTTTCCTTTTGAGACACCTACTTTGAATGCATCTGCCAAGATTGATGATGGTTCAACAATAGAAGGCACCTGAGTACCGTCTGTAAACTTGCCTGTTTCAACACAGACAAACACTTCGTTTGCACTGTTGACAACATAAAAACCTATATCTAAATCATTGTCATAACTTGGATATATGGTTCCTGAGTTCCAAGAGTTAGATGGTACCACATAAGAACTACCACCGACAGTCTTTACTGCTAACATTGTGTGTCTCACACCCTCTTGAAAAGAATCAGACTTGATGTCTTCACCTTCAGTCAGAGGATCAACTCTTGAATATGCGAGATGATAAGGCGTGGACGCACTGTCTAGATCCTTCTTTAAAAGCCTAAATGTGTTCTCACTAAAACTGTTGGTTGTAATAGATGTCATATTTTTTCTCTTTTCAACCTATCTATTTATACGGTATCTGTGATAACGGATGAAGCATTTGAAGCAGATGTATCAAAAGCCAGAACGTTGTTCCTTTGTGCATTGATCGTTGCTTGGTTAGCAGGCCTTGCTGTTATCTTTAAGTAAGGTGTTGCAGTCGCAAGTGTACCAGACCAACCACTCAATGAAATCACACCTGTCGTTTCATCATACTCACCAATGTTATCAATGAATGTCGTACCTTGAGATGCATCAATGACCTCAATGACATTTGAGTTCAATCTATTCCTTAAGAAACAATTTCTTGAATCAATAGTGAATATATCACTTCGGACGATGTAATTGGTATCATCAGGTGCGGCGATTGATGCAGGATATATCAGACTATACGTGCTTTGACCCACCGTCGGTATAAATCTGTACTGCATTGTGATCTCTGCTCGTGATGAAAGAATAGATGGATCAGCATCATCAATTAACGTGAGAAGATTAGATCGTCTAAACGACTTATCAAATCCACCTAATTGATCATTGAAGTAATTCTCCACAGTCTGTGTAACAAGCGTTTCAATCGCTGTCTGTGATGAACTTGTCAGTGTAGGATTCCACTGGAACACACTGTTGACTTGCAAGAATGTCGTAAGAGGATCTGTAAAATTAACATCAAACGATGCGACCGACAGATTCTTTGCCAGATCTATGACGCCAGTCTTTGTTGCATCTTGAATAGTAGTGTCTTGGGTATTAAATACAATAGACACATAGACTGAACCATAGTTGGCAGGTACGTTATCTTCGCCACCCCACGATTTAATATCGGTGATAACATTGCCATATGATCTTAGAATTAGTGAGGCATAATCTTTAGCAGTTACCATTCTGTTTTGAGCGGCATACAAATAAGGTGCGTTTTTCCGAATAGAGGCAATTTCTTCTTTCTCTGATCCAGCAGTCGCACTCTTGACTGTAGTAATAACAACAGGCAGCGACTCACCATTCCCATCAAAAACAGCATCAACGGCTTGAAAGGTTCTTGCGCCGTTGGCTTCTGCGCCTGCTACTTGATCGTATATGACTTCTATCTTGTTACCTGCGTCTGGGAACTGACCTAACTTAGCACCATTACCAAACGTCAACTCATAGTCACCATTCGGTGTTTCTTTGATGACAAATATCTTAGAGTTCTTGTCAATGTTTACGGTGTCATTGAGGTTGTTATACACATCATAGAATGTTGTAGAAACATCTGTATAAACTCTTACCTGGACAGTATTCAGATCTAAGTTCTGTGTCGGTAATACGTAACTTTCGTTTTCTTTTGCAGGACCTGCAATAAAGATATTTCGCTTCTGTGTGCCTTCGTGAATCGCAACGTTTCTATTCTCACCTAACTGAAAGAAGTATTGGTTAGCACCATTGTTGGTTGCGGTCAGTGTTTGGCGAGTTTTAAACGTGTATGACTTGTTATTAACAGATGTGGTCAATTTAAAACCAGCGGGCAATGTCATTGACGATGGAAATAATGGGTTCACAACATACAAATTAATAGAAGCACATGACGCATTTTTAGATCCTACCGTGTAGCCTAATCCACCAGCAAGACTTACAAGTGACGATCTTAATTGTGCTGTAGGCAAAAACGATTCGTTCAGTGCAAAGTTGGCAAGAAGAGAATTATAATGTGTGTTATATGCCATTACATCAAGAAGACTAGACAACCCGCTTGCCTCAAAATTGTAATCAGCAAACTCATCGCTCTGTGCCAAAAACGTTTTAAGATTGTTTTTAATTGTATTAAAATCTAACTCAGTAGATTTTATTGTGGTAGCCATCTATATCTCCTATGGGTAAATTCCAGGTACTGCATCGTCAAACTGTATCGTACCACCGCCTTCTGTGACAAGACCTCGCAGATCTTCTGTGAGAATTCTATCGTTAGGTGGCGGTAACTTAGCGGGTGCTGGATTAAATTCTGGTGCACAATCTTCGCTCGCACCTAACACCAACTTCAATACGTCAACAATACCAGTATTAACTATTCTGAATTCTATTATAACATTAACGGTATAACGATCTGGTCTTGCTGTTACCTTGAGATTGATTATTTTTACACGTGGCTCATATCGAGCAACCGCTGATTTGATTCGTGTCGCAATCTCTTCGCCTGTGTTCTCATCTGCCATCTCAAACAACAAGCCAGATAAATTACCACCAAAGGCAGGACGATATGGCTTTTCAAATCTGTTCGTAAGGAGCAAAGATTTGAGTGACTGCTTTACACTCGCGGCGTCTGTCTTTTTAAAGACATCACCATCTGTAGCCGTACGAGCAAAGAAACTCAAATCAAAGTCAGACCAAGGTATCTCCTTGGTTACGCGAGGACTCTTCGATAAGTTTCCGTCTTCGTTTGAATTTGCCATTATTATACCCTAATTAATGCTTTTATTTATATGATTATTCAGGAAGAATTTCTAAAAGTTCGTTTCTTGTTTGTACTTCGCCGTTATATGTTGTCTCCAAACCATATTTGTAAGATACTTCATACGTATCAGGCACCTCAGGTGTTTCAATAACAATCTGGCACGTAAGAGAACCTTTTGGATCAAACGTGTCATAGTCCAGTGTCAGTTTATCATAGTCAATATAATCTTTCCAGTAGACTGCCAGATCAAACGTCTTCTCGGGATCTGTTTGTCCAGAACGATCAATCAACTGATAAACGACTGCTTGACCTTTTCGTCTTAGATCTAGAATACCCGATGGTCGTTCACCAATATAGTTTGGCTTGTTGACAACCCATCCAATCACATCGTTCTGATTTCGTCCGTCAATTCCTTTCTTCTTTTCTTTGTATGATGCACCGGGCGTTGCACTCGCCATATTTTTTGCAGTGTCTTTGTTACCTGCTTGAATCTCTTGAACCTCAAACTTAGGATTAGGTTCGTATATACCTTCACTGACTACCAGTCGGTGTTGCTCAAACTGTTTCATGCCCGAGATAGACTGGATGATTTTGGCATGAAGCACCAGATTTCTTGCTAGTTGCTGAAAGTCAGGTGGTCCATTAAATGAATCGTTATATAACTTCTTTAACTGTGTACGTGATCCTGGTGCACCCAGAAACTTAGCCATTGTAATACCAGGACCTAACTGAGTGGCAGATGTAATAATCTGACCGGTAGGATCATATTGTGCATCAACTAATATATTCATTTATTCACCTTGAAACGCTTGCTTCTATTGTCAGCAGGATTGTTGCCTAATAATTCAACACCAAATCGTATAGTACCTTCTTTGTTTGCAGATCGTCCTATGTTCTTAGGTATGGTCTTATTGTAGTTCTCACTTAACAGCCCCTCACTCACTAAGATGCCAGTCAACTTTCCGTTCTTCATATTTGCGGGTGATCGGAGTTTACTTCGGATCTCTGCTATCGTAGGATCAAAGTTAAACAGATCATCATAGTCATCTGACTTGAGTATCTTATCTTTGAGTTTAGGATCTACTGCCACATTTCTCACACCATATGCACTTGTTGCCAGCATCAGTTCAACGATACCTGGATTTGGTAATGGTGCAGTGGGAGGCAAAACTGGATAGGGCATGATGCCGGGCTTAGGTGGTACTATCGTGGGTTTTGGACCTGGCTTTGCGTCTTTGGCTGTGACTGCTGTAAGTGCGGCACCCGCACCTATGGCGTAGCCCGCCTGAGATGCTTTCATTGCATAATCAGCATGGAATGCTTCTGTTGCTCTTCCTACCAAAGCGCCATAGAATGTCGCAATGTTTGTTACACCGCCAGGAAGTCCACCGTATGACTTGCCGTAATAGTCAATCAAAGAACCACCAATGGTTCCTTTGTGTCCGATTAATGAAACATGTCTAGCAGAAATGTTGGCTGTGCTTGCGGCGGCAGTCCATTCTGATACTGCCGTAGTCACAAGATTCTGACCTGCTGTCAGTTCTGTTGAGCCCACACTGCGATAGTTAGCATTGCCGGACACAATCGTATTGTGGTCATCAAGAATTACTTCTGTGTTTTTGCCTATCACGTTTGCACTTCTTGATCCACGAACGGTGTAGTTTTGATCACGATCAACAGTCTTGGTGTGTCTGCCCTTGACCTTCTCTATCTTGTCACCCGCAATGTTGAGATTATAGTTACCCTCAACATCTAGATTGAAATCACCAGCCACTTTAAAGTTAACATCACCCTTGTAAATAAGATTGCCTTCGCCTTCTACAATGACAGTTGCATCACCGCCTGTAACCTGTACAGTCTGTCGTTGTGATGAAATCAAAACACTACCGTCAGCACGAAGTTCCATGCCAGCGCCTGTTCTGTGTTTGATCAGAATTCTCTCACCGCCAGGAGTGTCATCTATTTCAATAACATGACCAGACTCAGTTTCTTGAACTTGATTGAACGGGTACTCTGAGGATTTCTGATCCGGTAATTGTAGATCAACCCCATACACACTGCCACCTAGAGCCAGATTGTTGATCTTTGCACCAACAGCCGCTTTGTTAATACTAGTGCCGAAGAAGTAGTCTCGCTTAGGATATTCGCCTGTAGGATCAACCATGCCATCAGTAGGCACTCCTTGTGTTGCTTCTTGACCCTCATCAAGATATTTCTCTCTTCCTGAAATATCGTCTACGGTATTAGTCATAGTGTTTTCCAAACCTTGTTAAAACATAATCGGTAACTTCAAATCCAGGATCAACGTTCTGTCCTGTAAAATCTAACTCAGAGTGACCTTTGATAATGCCTCCTGGATATATCGCAAAGAATGCTCGGCACCAATGATCAAAGGTATTTATTTGGCTTCGTGTCAATGATTGAGATGATAGGAAGTTAGCCGCGTTAGGTGTACCTGTTGGAGCATTAATGCCACCCACAAATACAAACGACAATGTTCCTTTGTCATAATCAGGTGTGTGTTGTCCATCTTCGTTGACTGGACGTCCACGTTGCAGAGATCCATCACGCCGACATACATAATGATATCCCAGACCATCTAGTCCTGCCGCTAGGTGCCAAGAGTTAATCTCCTCACTACCCACATTTTTGTTTGTGTGTGTCTCTGTCCAATGAACTACAGCCGTGACCTCAGGATCCAATTCACGAGTAATCGCACGAAACTCCGCCGATAGTTCTTCTACGGACGACACATAAGGAAACACTGGATTGCCTTGCCCTTTGTTCCATGACTTTGAGTATGATCCAATTTCATATGGGTCAGAGAACACCGTAACGTCCGGTGGTAACCGTGTTGCACTGGCGATAGTGGTGTCAATAGACTTCACAAATCGTCTGAGTTCTTCATAAGACAATCCGCTACAATCTGAAAGAATCTGGATTGCTTTACTCTCATCACCGGCATCACCCTGCGATAGTGCAATGACTTCTTGAATCTTCTCGTCAGATAATACCGGACATATGCCACGAATCTGATCTTCAATCTGTGTCAATACTTTGGTACTCAAACCTTGTATAATACCAGATTCGCTATTGTTGCCTGCTTGCGTTTTGACTAGACCTTTATACTCTTCTACGTTTCTTTGATAATCATTTTGTGTGGCAGTTTGTGTACTTACTGAATTCAGAACCTGAGCACCGTCTTTACCACCACTTAGATTGGTAAGATCGTCTTTAGCACCTTCTATGTTTTGTCTTATCTCATTGCCTCGGGTAACAATATTACTCAAGTCAGTAAGGGCATCGGAGTCTATGTTTTTGATAGCACCAAAGAGTTCATCACTATCTGTTCGGCCTAGAACACCACCTGTTCCTGGATTTGATGTGGTAGCAGTAGAATACGTGATACTTCCGTCAGAGTCTACACTGGGCGGCTTTCCCAATCCATCATCAAGCAATATCTGATATGAAACAAGTTTGTTTACATTACCAGCCGATGCCAAACCCTGTGTGATGGTTGATTTAACTTCGCTCGTAACACTTTTAATTGCATCGGATGCAAGACTGTTTATGGATGTGGATGTAAACGCACCCACTTTACCTGCCACCAAATCTTTACCCGCACTAAGAAGACCCGCCGGCGATGCATTTGTTGCAACCTTTTGCAGATCTCCTATCATGCTTGATGGATCAGTGGAGATTCCAAGACCCGTGATCAATGACAGAATACCTGCGAGGGCGTCTGCACCACCTTCAGGATTGAGAGATGATGTGACGGGCAATGTCACGCCTGTGTCTGGATCAAACGTGAACTCAATTTCAACTTTGGTGCCTAGTTTACCAAGAAGTCCAGCGACAGCACCTTCTACCATATCTGTTGCCATGTTCGTTAGACTTGACGCATCACCATTGAGAAGTCCAGTTACTGTGTCTTTGGCTTCATTGAGTTCACCTTTAAACGCATCTGCTTGTTGTGTCAGACTCTCAATACCGCCAGTGACTTGACCCGCAATCTGACCTGTTACACCAGTAGTCGCGTCTGTCAATGCACTCTTGGCATTTGCCGCAGTCGCATTAATACCCGATCTGGATATTGCATCACTGGTATTAGAGACCGTTTCCTTTAACTCTTCACTATAAGACTCGGTTGAGGCATTGGCTACCCTTTGCGATACATTCTTAATCTTACCTGTTTTAGCGTCTACTATTTCAGTCATTATGTTAATACCTCTTCATATGCGCGTTGGGCTAACTGATCACTTTTTGCAGTAGACTGTAAATAGAAACTATTGACTGCTTTACTGGCGTCTTTAATATTGTTAGCGGATAGAATTTTAGAATTGGCAAGATTAAATCGTGTTCTCAATTCAAACAACACGTACTGAAGTTGGGTAGAATACAACTGAGGATCTATCGTCGGTTGATACTGTTGAGCAAACCGAAGCAGACCCACATAACGACTACCTACCGAAGCATTGATATCCCATTTGGCAATGCCTCCGCCGTCAGTCTTAAATGAATTCGTCTTTTGAAGTGCACCCGTAATCGCGGCCGCATATATCGCTTCGTAACCATTGTCTATAAAAAACTTCATAGATTGTTGGCGTCTCAATCCAATTTCGGCTTCGGCTTTCTCATCATCTAGTAAAGGTGATATGATAACATTTTGTACTCTGCTTTGATTGTACTGAAATCCATCGCTGAATCCGGTTGTCTTATTCTTTTGAATAGACGATGGCATCTCGGTGTGAGGTAGTGAACCTAATACAAGTGGTATTTGAGATGCAACACCATCCATAAAGATACCAAACACAAACGCACCTTTTGTCAACTGAGGTATTCGTCCAATGCCCGATGATCCACCTTCTGTTGTAGGTATCAACACTTGTGCCCAAGGCAGATCGGCTTCTGGTATTTCACCCGTTTCTGGATTGTGAACACCAATAATTCGCACTTTGACTCTGCCCTCTAGACCAGCCGGCGGCGCAGAGTTAATGACATAACCTAGAAACCAGCGATTGTCATCACCATAATACTCTTTTTGTATAGGTCTTAATACATTCATTAAATTTCTGCGTCTTCTGGTATGTCGCCAATCTTGGCTAGTCTGAGGGTTGCGGCATGATTCTCTTGTCTAAAATAATTCTGGACTGCCATAATCAGATAATCACCACTCTTTTTCTTGTCTAGTCTGTCGTACAATGTGGCTTCGTCTGATGCTTCGGGTTGTGTTGAAAGGAACAACACACGAATTCTTGCACCCACTGAACACTTAGATTCTATCATAAGTCTTCCATCAATACCTATATCTATGATGTTCTTCTTGAGAATGGCACGAATGATCTTGTTCTTGATCTTTAGTCGTGATTCAATCAAATTACCATTTGTGTCTGTCAGTACTGCTTCATCATGATACCCTAAAAACTGATTATAGGTGCCTGTTGATGTGACTTGAAAGATATTGGCAGAGTTATACTCATCTGCCAGTTTATCACCAATTAACAGTGATGGATCAAACATCGTCTGTGCGGTGTTTGGATCTAACAGATCGTTTATATAGAACTCATCAACGATGTCCCGAATTGAAATATGATCGCCTAACACACTACCACTACCTGCATCAACATTCGTGTACATTGATCCCACGTTGCCATTCTCCATTTGCAACATCAAATTATCACCGTTCTGTTCACGATAATTTAACACCTGAAAGTACGGTCGGAGTCTTTCATCTTCCTGATCAAGCGCCGCACCCGCATCTGCATAGCGCAAAGGAAAGTCTTTGTTGAATATAGGTTGTTGCATCAAACCATCAAAGTCAGACAACAAAAGATTGTTGCTGTATAGTGTAGAGTAAAGATATAATGGACCACCAATGCGAGTCGTCGCTCGCGTCAGTATCCATTGGATCGCCTCTAGTGGACTCATGTAAGGTACAACGATCTTTCGTACACCTTGGGCAGAACCACTCTGAGTGATAAACTTTTCAACAGTTTTGCCCAGTTCAATACTGCAAATGTTAGTAATGATATCTTCAATGTTACCTGTAAAAGATCGTGAGATCTGTTTGACAGAATCTATATACAGTTGATCTTCTACCAAAGACACCGAGATGATTTCGCTGTTATCGTTTTGACGGAGACTGTCGTTGATCTGGCTAATAAAGAAGAACTTAGTAAACACCTCGCCTTGAGGATCATTGGGATTACCCAGAACGATTCTAAACTTCTCTGTGCCTGCGATTGACAATGTGTCCTTGAGACCGAAGTCATCAATGAACACCAGTTGAGCATCAATATAAGGCTTGCCTATGTTCTCAAATGTCTTGAACTCTAGAAGGCTAGACTTGATATCAACTTCTATATCATTGCCCTGCACTCTAGAAGATATAAGAACAGCCTCTAGAATTGTATTGTTTGTTTCATCAGCCATTAGCCGATTGCCGCCTTGAACTTACCTGCTACTTGTGCGATTAGATCTGATTTGATGATTCGTATTCTTTTCAGTTCATCATTCTCTTCAATCAAATGGTCTAGGTTTGTGACTTGAATTCTTGTGGCGGGTATTTGATACGTTTCTGTTTGATTGTTCCACTCACCAAAGTATAAATCAATAGGCAAACCACTGTCGTTTCGGTACTCATATGTACCAAAGTATTCTCTCACGGTGCTCTCTAGCATCTTGGTGTGTGCACCCGTAGTATATGATACTTGAGAGGATGTGCTGTAATCGCTATCACGATCAATATTGTAATAGGGTGAGTAGAATGTGATTTCACCAACTTGAAGATTCTTGCTCTTGACGATCATGGGTCTACCATTCAACAACACCTCTTGACCTACAGGATAAAGTTCAGTCGGAGGTATTGTTGTTTTGTCAAGTGCCCATGATGCCGCACTGTCTACGGTATCATTTGCGAATTCAATCTTGCTTGTCCAACCGGTGTAGAGATCGTTCTGTGCTAGATCATAGACGTTTTGCATTGATAATGGCCAACCGCGTTCACGAAGTTTATCATTCATCACAAAAAATGTCCAGTCATATTCGCTGGTACCATACAGTCTGTGTGATAATGTGTCAGGGCGTTCAAAGTCTTTTATCTCATACTCAATGTACGCCGATATCTGATCCGCAATCTGATCAATCGTATTGGTAAACTTACTGATATTCTGTACAGCCGTCGGTGTGATTTCATCACCAAACAGATACAGTGTCTTTGGAAAATTCTTGAAATAATTACTCATTAGTAACCCTGCCTCACCTTATCTTTATCCAGTGCCACAATCTCTGTGAATCCAAGTGCAATTCCAACCTCAATGAAACTACCGTCGTTAAACATTCCATCAGCGGTCTCGTTAAATGTTGTATCAACCTTTTGAAGATAGCATCGTTGAATCTTGAATCCAGGATTACCACCCTGTCTGTTCTTTACTTCTATCTCAAACACATTAGGATACTTGTACGCAAGAGGCACACCCGAGTTACCGATAGGCACTTTCTCAGGATATAATTCTTCACGAAACATCTGTACAATGCTTTTGATCGCCCGGGCCTCTTCGGGTGAATTGGCAATCATCTTAAAGTTAAACGCAAAATTTCTAATAGAGGCTTTTTCAAACAGTGTTCTTGTGTTGGGCGCACTTGCAACTCGTGACGCTGAACTTACTGCGGCGCCAAGATTACCTGTGAGATTAGAACCTAAAACAGCACCAGCGGCACCAGCGACACCGCCACCAATCTTAGGCAACAAGCCAAGACTAGCACCAGCAATACTGCCAGCGTTTGCGGCGACAACTTGACCTGCGATTGCACTCGCCGCTTTGACTAGTTCGCCATTTGCTGTAGTAGCACCCGCAAAAGGATTTCTACCTAGCAATGCGTCTTCGGCTGCCCCACCTAAGATACCAAGATCAGCGCCTTGATATGATACTGCATCATTATATGCCAGACCTTTTGGTAAAGGCAGTGTTATCTTGCCATAATTTTCACCACCTGAATTGTTCTCATAACTGACCAACTCTTTCTGTTTTTTCTTAGAGTCTTCAATGATCTGTTTTTTGTCTTGAGATGATGTGCTTTCGTCGGCAACAGACTGAGTAGTGACACTGGTCAATGAGTCGTTATTTGAGTTAATCACCTTCGTAATGCCAACAGCATCAAGAATGTTTTCACCTTCTATTTTAATAACCTTAAAGATGATTCTTGCAGGAAAGTTCTTGCTCATACTCAGCGGATAAAAAAGATCTCGTGCTTTGTCTTTGTCCGCTTGAGAAGAACCGGATGCCTCCGCGTTTTCAGAGTCATCTGCTTTTTCGCTGTACAATTCTTGCTCGGCATTTGCCTGATCAATCGCATCCAATGCTTCTTGATTAGCCCTTTGCCGAACGGCTTCTAGTTGCGCTTCTGTTGCCATATCAACTCGCTAAATACTTTTATTTTATTTATAGGCATTTATGGCATACTCTGGACGATATAAAGTTAAAAACCCTTTAAAGTATAAAGGCAATGCCGGCGGTGTCATTTATAGATCCATGTGGGAAAAATACTGTATGATGTATTTTGATGCTCACAGTGATGTGGCATCATGGTCAAGCGAAGAGGTTGTGATACCTTATCTGTATGAGGTTGATAGAAAATATCACCGATACTTTATGGACTTCAAGGTGACATGGAAAGATGGTACAACCACACTGATTGAAGTCAAACCCAATAAAGAAACTAAACCACCCACAGGCAATAAGCGTACCAAAAGATACATTTCTGAAGGATACACCTACGTCAAGAACATTAACAAGTGGGAAGCCGCGGCTGAATATGCTAAAGATCGTGATTGGAAGTTTGAAATATGGACTGAAATTGAACTGACCAAAATGGGTATCATGCCTAAGAAACTAAAACCGTTAAAGAAAATGAAGCCCTTTACGAGGAAGAAATGTACGAAACAAATTCGGTAAAATCGTATAAATAAATGCATGAGTCATTTAAAAGAAATTAACGAAACATACTTTCAGCATCTACGATTTGCTTGGAAAGTTGCGGTCGTGCTTCTAGTGCATGGTCTATTTCCAAATCTCTGGCAGAATAAAGCCCGAACTATGATGGACAACCGACATGAGTAATCTCTTTCAAACGGTAGAGCAAGAGGCATTTCGTGCTGGTATTACGCCTCGCACCAAAGAATCACGCGCATGGTTCCGCAAAAAAGTGCAGAGAATGGGAGTCAATAGGCGTGAGTTAATGCGGGAAGAACCTATTTCAAAAGAGAGCGATACGATTACCGGCAACATGTATATGTTTTTCTACGATGCAAAGCATAGAAAGACACTTCCGTATTGGGATTCGTTTCCTCTCATTATTGCCATTGGACCTGCTGAGAAAGGTTTTTATGGCATGAATCTACACTATCTGCCCATACCATTGAGAGCCAAGTTTCTTGATGAACTGATGGGTGTGACAAGCGACAAAAAATATAACGAGAATACCAAGTTCAGAGTGACATATAGTTTTTTGAACCGAGCGGCATCAATGAAATATTTTAGGCCCTGCTACAAACACTACCTAACATCGCAAGTGGAAGGTAACTTCGCAAAGGTGCCTGCTCCTGAATGGGAGATTGCTACGTTCTTACCAACAGCACAATGGCAAGGTAACAAGAACCAGGTATACAAAGATTCTAGGAAAAAGATAAATGCTTAAATTAGGCACAGTAGACGAAATCAAGTCTGCAATAACAGACGGTGGTGGATTCAGCAAGAGCAATCTGTATTTCGTAAAGTTTCCCACAGTAGCGGGCATTACGGGATATGATATGGGGCTTTTGTGCAGTAACATAAATTTACCCTCCCGTCAGTTGACCAGCGTAGAACGTGACCTTGGTGTCACACGACAGAAAGTTGTTCATGGTTATGTCAACCCACCTATCTCAGCCACATTTCGTGTTCTGAACAACCAGGGTGCCAGAAATTATTTTGAGTCATGGCAACAGTTCATTTTGCCCGAATACTCGGACGATGAAGCCAGATTTGAAGCCAAGTATCCCGATAAATATACAGCGCCGCTTCACATATATCAGTTAGAACGTGGTAAAGGGTTTCCTGTATTCAACAAGCAGTTTGAAAAGAAGTTAGGACCAATCAATCTGAGTCTTGATATTGATGTTGATGTAGCCACACCTGCTATTTCAAATTACCACTGGATTATTGATCGTGCGTTTCCTGTCAACGTTTCATCCAGCGAGATGGCAGATGGATCAGGTGAGATTCATACGGTGACTGTGAGTTTTGAATACAAGAGTTGGAAAGGTGAACCTGTAAGTAACGGCAAACAGAAAGCATCTATTTTTATTAATCGGTAACACATGGAGTAAATTATGGCATTACCACTATTGAATGACGTTCCAAAGTATACATTAAAAATACCATCAACAGGCAAATCGGTCAAGTATCGTCCTTACTTAGTCAAAGAAGAAAAGATTCTTCTTCTCGCAAAGGAGAGTAAAGACCAAGATCAGATTATGGAAGCAGTGTCGGATACGGTTCGGGCATGTACCGCTGATAAAGTCCGACTTAATGATCTTACAACATTTGATCTAGAGTATCTCTTTGTAAAAATTCGTGCCAAGTCTGTCGGTGAGACTGTAAACTTGGTGTTGCCCTGTAGTGAATGCAAAGCATCCAACGAAGCATCATTGAATTTAGATGAGGTCCAGTGTCCTGTAGACAGTAAGAAAAAGAATGTGATCAAGATTGACGATGACATTTCTGTTGAGATGAAGTATCCAAGTTATGTAGAGATAGAGCGTACCGAAGAAGCAACAGACGCCGCATTCAATATTATGGCGAGTAGTCTCAAAGCAGTCCTTACAAAAGATGAACGAATAGATGTGAGCGAAGAACCACAAGAGACAGTTCTTGCGTTCCTTGAGTCTATGACTAGCACACAATTTGCAAAACTGTCTGACTTTGTAAGAACAATGCCACAAGTAGAACACCACATTATATTTGACTGTGTGGAATGCGGGCATCATAATGATATTGAAGTGCGAGGTATGCAAAGTTTTTTTTAGTTGGCCTCTCCCATGAAGAGTTAGCAAATTATTATAAAACTAACTTTTTGTTGCAGAGGCATCATAAATATACTTTGACAGAACTAGATATGATGATGCCTTGGGAGCGAGAAATACAACTTATTATGTTAATGCAAGCATTGGAAGAAGAAAAACAAGCCAGAGAAAAACAAAATAGGTCGTAGACATGGCAACACTACAAGACGTAGTATCGGAATTAGAACTCCAAACAGAATTTATAAATCTGCAAACGGACAACATGTCCAACTTTACGAATCAGTTGAAGCAGGATGCTGAACTTCAACGTGCCGCAATGCTTGAAGCGGCGACTGAACGTAGGGCTGGAGGTGGTGGTCCTGCGAGTGCTGAACCTACCGACA